CACAAGACTCTGAAAAACAAACAAAAAAATTCAAATACATTATAGAAACTTAAATACATATATGAAAACGAAAAGTTATATGAGATATCACCGTTACGATCAAAACAATGTCAAGTACATTAAACGCTTTGAGCTGAATGAAACTGTTCCCAATGCTGAGGTAGGCTTTACAGAATGGATTCGTGGTACAGGTCCATTCGAACCACAGGCGTTAGCTAACGTTGCTGAAGGTATACGTAGAGCTTGTACTGGTGTGCCGAAAACTCCAGAGCAAAAACAAAAGATGCGTCTTGCCAAGCTTGGCGTGCCAAAATCACAAGAGCATAAAGACAATATGCGTAAGAGTTGGTACAGGCGCAAAGAGTTAGAATTAGCTGAACGATATATAGTTGATGAAATACAATCCACGTCAACTACATCTTCAGCATAATAAATTTCCTAAGGATATTAAAGTTAGTGTCATCATTAAGTTTGATAAAAAATTAAATGAGTGGCAGTTTGCAACTTGGAAGTGTCAAAACTGTGGCACTACTCTTAAGTTTGCAAGCACTATACTAAAGCACCAAAACAATTGCAAAGAACTAAATACAATTAAGAAAAAAGGAATACACGATGCCAATACAAGTAGTGATGATTAAAGGTCAACGTATGTACCGTTATGGCGACAGTGGCAAGCCTTACTTAAATCGTAGTGACGCTGAGAAACAAGCACAAGCAATACGTGCTAGTGGCTATCGTGAACCTAAAAAAGATATGAAAGGTAAATGATATGGCAACACAACGAATGACTGTTGGTGGTAAAACAATGTACCGTGATGGTAGTAGTGAACGTATGTCACGTGATAAACCTAGCACTAAGAAAAAAGGTGCAGACGGTGCTGTATGTTGGGAAGGCTATCGCTTTGCAGGTACAGTAAATGGCAAAGACAAATGCGTTAAGATGAAAAAATAAAAGATAAGAAACAAATGATTGAATACACATACAAATTATACCGAGACGATGACGAACAGTTAGTAGTCACTGTAGACCCATTGGTTAAAGATATTGAAGCATCAATAGAAGCAATGATGAATATGAATGTTGATGACTTAAGTGACGAGAACAAACATATCTTTGAGATGAAAATATTGGGCCTACGAACTATACATCAGTTCTTAGGTGCATTACAGCAAGAGCAATACCTCAAAGAATATAAACAGGGTCTTACCACTGAGCTTAAGGGTCAGATTAACATTGACGTTAACGAAAGACTTGATGGCTTAACAAAAGAAAGCGTGGTGCATTGATGAGCGAGTTTAAAGGCATTATCGATAAGCCCTTTTACGTAGGGCACATAAAGAACTTTGACAAGATGGTAACAGAACTGTCGCCATTTATGACTGAGATTGAGATCGATCAGTGCATAAGCTTTATGTTTACGTTGCAAGATACAAAGAATGATATCAATCCAAGTCCAGAAGATTGCAAGACGCAACTACAGATTATGTTTGGCCGTGATAGATTTTTAGAATTAACGCAACAATGGGGCAAGAAGAATCAAAAGTTCCTAAGTGTGTTTGGTGCATTGAAGTATAAAGACAAACGTGATGGCAAGTTCTATGACGGCCTTGACGAGACAGATAACGTTGATGACTACGAAAAGGTTTACATATGATAGATTTTACACCTATGCTTGAAATACGTAAAGAGCGTGAAAGAATTATTAATGAAGGTACGGTCGATGAAGTAATTAACTTTGCAAAACAATATAATATACATCAAGAAGGTGGTGTATCAATATATGTGCAAACAGCTAACCGTATTAAAACAAGATTAATAGAATTGGGTGTAGACCCAGAAACAGTGAGGTCAGAATGATGGCATGGTATAAATCACTGTGGTTAAGAATGCGTAAGAGTAATGGCTTACCTGGCAATGAAGTACTATTGCCTATGACACCACCACCTGTCGAAGTAAAGCCTAAACGTGTAAGGAAGAAAAAAGATGTTAACAATACGTGAACGATTGAATAACCCTGGCATAGTCAGAGTGTATTTGCAAATGATTAAAAACGATACAGTAGATATTGTAAAAGACTTACGTAAGACATTGCGTGAAAACGCTGAAGGTCATCCTAAGTTAGTAATACTTGAAGAAGCATTCGTTGCAAGATTAGGCGAATGAACCGTAAAGTATTTTTAGGCTATTGCTATTGCGATAGTCGTTTTCGCACCATCGAAAACATAATAAAGAATGGTACTATAGAAGAAGTGTTAGAGATACAATTAGTAAATGAATCGATGCCAAAGATGCATCGATATCGTGAAGTCTTTAACTTATTGAAGGAGAGATTAAATGGGTTATAGAGCAACAGAAGCAATGGCAGCTAACGCAAAGCGTGGCTTAGAGATGCGACAGAAAGTTAGTCCAAGCAATCGTGGTGGCACAGCAGTAGGATTAAATCGTGCAAGTCAATTTGCAAACAGACGAGAAGTTAGTTTAGATACAGTAAAACGTACCTATAGTTTTTTAAGTCGTGCTGAAACTTATTATGAGCCAGGCAAAAACACTCCTGGTACGCAAGCATATCTGTTATGGGGCGGTCCTCCAGGACTTACTTGGGCAAGAAACATATTACGCAGTGAAGGATTATTAGATGACTGAAATAGTTAAAAAGAAAGTAGGCGGCGCACGACCAGGCGCAGGCAGAAAGAAAGGTGTGACACAGAAGTTGTCAGCACAAACCATTCTTGCCGCCATAGAAGATAAAGATAAACCATTTGCTGAAGGCTTTGCAGAAGATTATCACAATGCACGTATGGGCGATGATAAGCATTTGTTACAGAAGTATCAGAGTATGATATTGAACAAGGTTGTAGCAGATAAGCAAGAGATTGATGTGACTACATTAGGTCAGTCAATGAACAATAACTTTGTGTTTCCAACAAAAGAACTAAGTGATTGGAAAGAGATTCCAATTAGTTACACAGTGAATGAATAACATTGAGATACCTCTTTATGGCGAGCAATCGACAATACTAAATGATTGGCTCAGTACTGACAAACATTGTGTGGATATTGTTCCAGTGGGTAGTGGTAAGACATTTCTTGCCTCTATCGCCCTACCACTATTTGCTAGTGATGCGAGATACCATAAAGGTAAAGATATAATCTATAGTGCGCCAACAGGTGCAATGATTAAGTCACTAATCTGGGAACCTCTCAAGCAAAGTTGTATCAATCACTTTGGATTAACTGATGGTAAAGATATTAATAATAGTGAGCTTACAATTAAGTTTCCTAACGGCGTATTCATTCGCTGTAAATCAGCAGAGCAACGTGAGAACTTACGAGGTCTTAACGTAGGCGTATGGGTCGCTGACGAAGCCGCACTATACACGCAAGATACATTGCAAGAAATAACAAATCGATTGCGTCCCAGAGTAGGTCAAGCTGATACGCAAGGTCGATTGATTGTGATTAGTACACCTAACGGTACAGGCCCATTGCACGATCTATTCACATTAGCACTAGAGAATGATGAGAAGTATGTTGTACGTCATTACAACTATTTGCAAATGCGTAGTGGTAATAAAAACTTTATTGATGAACAAAAACGTATCATCAGTCCATTAAAGTTCAATCAAGATTACATGTGTCAGTGGGAAAGTGTTAGTGATGCGTTCTTCTACACATGGGACAGACACAAATACACACGTGAAGTCAAAGACTTTGGTGGCGATTTATATACCTTTCACGATTTTAATAAAAGGGTAATGGCGGCAGTTGTTGCTCAAGTAAAAAAGAGTGGACAAAAAGACGGCACGATAGAAATATTAAAAACTTATGCAATACCAGACTGTAGCACAGAAGGTATTGCTGATGCGATTAGACAAGACTTTCCTAAACGCAGAATTAACAGTATCATTGACATGAGTGGCACCCAAGTAAACAGAGACACGACCAGTCCCTTCGGTGTAACGGATAAAATCATTTTAGAAAAGTATGGCTTTACTATTGTGAACACTCGTAAGAGTAATA